ATTTTTCAAGGGTGGGGCTTTTGCCTTTTGGCTTTTAATTTTTCAAGGGTGGGGCTTTTACCTTTTGCCTTTTACCTTTTAATTTTTCGGCTCATTCCCGGCTCATTCTTGGCTTTTTAATTTTTTTTCCTGTACACTTGATCAATTACTAACTAACTATCCCATCACATGCTTGCATTTAAAATTCCCTTCGTAAAAGAAATATGGTATCCCTGTGACGAGGGAGGCTTCTTCGACCGACTCCAAATAAAAATCTCTGGTAGTGAAATATGCGACTGTTGTTTACGGTGGCGTTTCTTTGCGATTGGTCTTATTTGTGGTATTCTCCCCTTTCTTATAACTCTGGGTATTCCTCATGAATAAATTAATCTGTGGACGCAGGTCTGGTTGTGATGATTCCGGTAATGTGATCTTTCTTATCTTCCGTGTATTGTGTTCATTGTAAAACTGTTCCGTAATGGTACACGTGACCCTGATCAGGTAGAGTTCTACAGTACGGAGTCCCCCATTGTAAAGCGTGTTGAGGACCCAAAGTACCCAAACCTCACCCATCAGATAGAGATATCGGTGAACAATCAAAGTGAAGACATTGATGTGATGGTTGGTGATCAGGTGTATATTGAAAACGCGGAAGGAGTAACAATCCATTCAATCAGATAACGACTACTAACTACTAACGACTCATGAATAAAATGGTAACACAACATCCTCTTGAACATCCTCTTGTAATGAAAAAACGACCATATGGTGATTCACTCATGGTATTTACCATGGGAGCATATGATGCCGAGATGATCCCCCGGTTGTTTATCAACGCTTACGCCAATAGTAATTACACTAATGCAACGCGAGAAATAGATCGTATGGCGATTACTATGGGTAATCCCATTGATCCGCAGGCGTTACGCAAGTCATTATATACTCTGTTCACAGAGCACCATCGCAGGAAGCACGACTATATTCGTTCATTGGTAGAGCAATCACTGGTAGACACGGAGCATCACTCATCAACCAGTCCTCTGCATCGGCCTTTCAACATTGTCAGTGTAGACTTATCGGTGATTCCTGCAAACGCGGTGAACAATATACCCATGGCTAAACTGGCATTACTGCCTGCGTCACAGGAGAGTGATCCTATTAGCAAGGACTTTCCTGAGTGTGACAATTACATCTACCATCACCACAGCACACCTGAGTTACATGCAACGGCCCGGGCATACATGCGGGGACAGGGGTTTGAGGTCTAGGCAACAACTACCGAAGGCACCACCATGGCGAAGCAACAAGTTGTCAGCTACGCGGCATCTCCTACAGCCTCTCGATTCCACCAGTCGGACGCAAGGATTAAACTCCTCGTTGGACCTGTCGGCTCAGGCTCCTCAACCGCCTGCATCTTTGACTTTATACTTCGGGCAGTCCGACAAACCCCCGACCCTGACGGAGTGCGTAGACATACCGTTCTCATCGCGCGGAACTCGTACCCCAAGCTCAAGACGACGGTAAAGAAAACGCTGGAGCATTGGATACCGGATGCAGTGGGGTTTGAACTAGCAGGGCAAGCGCCGATCACTGGCTCAATAGAGCGACCATTATCTGATGGTACTCGCATGAAGTTGGAGATAATCCTCATGGCGTTTCAGGACGCGAGTAAAATAGAGGAGGACTTGCGGTCATTCGAGTACAGCTCTCTGTGGATAAATGAGGCTAAAGAGAATCACCCTTGGTTACTTAAGTATGGACAACAAAGACTTGGTCGTGCACCCGCTAAGATATCCGACCCAACTGATCCAGACCCCAACGGACCTAATCCGTACCCGCCCTTGTTTGATGGGTGCGACGAGCCAACTATCTTACTTGATACCAACATGTACGACGATGACGAGTGGCTCTATGAGTTCTTCCACATCAGACATGCCAACAACCCCAACATCGTCAAATTCGAGCAGCCTCCCGCGCTGATAGAGTGTGAGCCTGATGATGAACTGGGGAGGTATTTTGAGTATCTTGATGTTTATTTAAAGGAGAATCCTCATGCGGAGAATATTAGATGGTTGCCAGCGGAGTATGACTATTATTGGAACATACTTGAAACGTCGCCTGAAACGGTCTGGACAGACGTGCTCAATAGAGTTGGTTCTACGCAGTCAGGGAAGCCAGTCTTCTCATCGTATTATTATAACGACAGGGTCCACTATAAACCTTACTTCATCGAGCCGAATCCATCTTATCCACTCCTCATCGGCGTCGATTGGGGAGTCAGGTACTCGGCCTACGTCTTCTGCCAGTATTACGATGGTGGACTGAAAATATTAGAGGAGGTGGTGATTAAGGACTTAGGTCTGGTGCAGCAGATGGATGACTTTATTGTTCCTCTGCTCAATACTAAATATGTAACTATTACGAACCGTATCAGTATTGCTGACCCTGCGGGTAAGGCGCGTGATCCTGTAGATGGTATTCCGCAGTTCACCTTGCTTACCTCACGATGGGGGTTACCTTGTAAGTTGGCAATCAGCAACTCTCCTACAGCGCGGATAGATGCGATGAAGAATTTACTTCGCAGGGAAGGTGGGTTGAAGATGAGTTCTAATATTACTACTATACGCAAGGGGTTTCAGGGGAAGTATAAGTTTAAAGAATTACGCGGGAGTGTTGGTGCTACTGAGATGAGGTATAAAGAGGAGCCGGATAAGAATGAGTTTTCTCACCCTATGGATGCGGTATGTTATGTAGCTCTTGATGTGACTTCTGACAACACAACAGACCTTATGTCTAATGACTACAGACATGACGATAGTCCTCTTGTCCTTGTATAATCATCATGCTACACTAAAGAAATCTGAACTCTCATCTATCCAATGGCGCAAGTTCCCAATAAGAAAACTCTACAATTGGTAGAGGATGTAAATCCTTTAGCAGATGTGCTTCGTCAGGGTTTCCTCACTGCTCAGAATCATAAAACTTCCACTGGTGTTTCATCAGGCATGATGGAAGATGTGTATCAGGTAAGCTCTCAATATGACCCTGAGATGTGCGCTAAAATCTCAGAGGCGAATGAGCCTGATGTATTTTTCCCCCTTGGTGCATTGAAGTCTCGTGCTCAATATTCATGGGTTCGTGACGTTGTAGCCGGAGCCATGAATAAAATGTGGACTGGTGAGCCAACTGCCATTGTTGATCTCCCACCTGATTCCCGCAACACCATCCGTCAAGAGGTACTAGCTGATCTTAGTCAGATAGATGATCTTGCGAATGTTAGCTTCGGAGTGGTGCAGGGGTTTGTAGACAAGGCTACTGATGAAGAGCTTGATCGCATGTATGAGCTGGCTCAGGAGAAGTCGGACAGGATGAGTCGTCTGATTCTTGACCAGTGGCAAGAGGGTGGTTGGATAGATGCGTGGTCTGAAGCCATTACTGACCTTGGTACTTACCCCATAAGCGTGGTTAAAGGTCCTGTTGAAGTCAGTAAAATAACTGGTAAGTGGTCGTCCAGTGGGAAATACACACAAGTCATGGAGGTTAAACCTGTAATGTATAGGGTGGCTCCTGAGAATTGGTACCCAATGCCTGATGTAGGTCATGATGTAAACAGTGGTACTGGCGTATATGAGTTAGCAACCATGACCAAGGTTGAGATGATTCATGCCAAGAGTAACAATGATTATAATAAGGTTGCTATTGATGAGGTTCTTACTATTCATGATAATGGGTTTACAGAGGGTGATTCAGACTGGATAAAAGTCAGTCATCTTCTTAAACGATCTGATGATGATGGAGATATTGAGCTTGGAGCTGGTATATACAATGTCATTAAATACTATGGCATGATGCAAATCGGTCTCATGCGAGAGCACGTTAAGAAATTTCCAAAGTCATTGGACGATGACAGCTATGAAGAATTTGAAGTATGGATGATAGATGATCAGGTTATCTATGCCGTGCTCAATCCTAATCCCTTACGTCATCGTCCATTCAGTGTGGTGCCACGTCAGTTCGTAGCAGGCTCAGCGTGGGGTGGTGATTCACTTCAGGACATGATCAATACTCCCCAGCGGATCGTCAATGCTCTGGTGAGACAACACATTATTAATATGGGGTTTGCAGCGCAGCCCATTGGTGAGGTTGAAGCCCAGCGTGTCCCCGGCGGGAAACCACCGGAGAAGATCAGAGCGGGTAAGATTTACCCAGTCCTGTCATCTATCCATGGTGAGAAGGCTTATCGGTTCACAGAGCTTGCGTCCAAGTCTGAAGAATATATAAACGCGATGGAGTATTACCTTACCAAAGGTGATGACCTATCAGGTATCCCGGGATATATTATTGGATCACCGGGGGCTGAGAGTCAGTCCACACTTGGTCAGACTAACTTCTATTACTCCAATGCTTCTAAAGGTATTGGGGCTTTATTATCGCTTATAGACAGGTTCCTCATCCAGCCCATGTTGGAGAGATATTATGTAAGGAATATGATCAAGGTAGATGATGATTCCATCAAAGGTGACGTGAACTGGGTAGCTAAAGGTTTGTCAGGTATTTTTGAACAACAGCTTAAGCAGGAGCAATCCGGTGAGGTCATTCAGGCATTGACTCAGTTACGTGAAGTAATGCCTTCTTATATCACAGAAGAGTCGTTTCTCGAATTGGTCAAGCCTTTGTTTAAAAGCATTGGACTTGACATCGACGACGTGCTCAAGCAAAATCCTCAAATCGCCTCAGGCGCACAACCACCTCAACAGGGTGGTCAACCACCTCCTGCCGCTCCTGTTTCGCCTGAGCAGATCACTCAAGATTTGAACACCGCGTCTACACCGACGCAATCAATCTCAACAGAGAATTAGCATATGGCAGCAATTACCCCAGCGTATTTCGAGTTCACAGGCCCGGGTTTCTTAACCCTTATTCAAAATCACCACTTAGTTGGCAAAGCCTATATTCAACACCAAGTAGATGGTGAGTGGAAACGACTATACGATGCGGATAAAAATCCAGTCGAGATTGGTTGGCCTGCTGAAACAATCCCTGTAGACGTGCCACTGGATACACTTTGGCGGGTAGCAGCACCTTACTTTGATTGTGAAGGTGATGTGGGTATTGAGTTCACTTTTTACAATGCCGACCTCAACAATCAGCCTGAAGTTGATCTGCCTGAGTACAATGGTCATCCCATCCGTTGTGACAATAAGTCCGGCAGTAATGATTACGTTACAAACGGGGTTACGTTTGATGGCCCCGGTATCTTACGCTTGGTAGACCCCGGCCCACTGGCCTCACCTGCTGAAGTGTACGTGGTGTATAACAATGACCCTACCATGTTGCGAAGCACTAGGTTTTATAAAGATGGAGAAGCGGTCTCCCTTGGCACTGGTGTGGAGAGTGTGGAGCTTAAGGGTGAAGCAACTTATTTAGTGAACTACCGAGTGGCACGTAAGTGTGCTGACCCAGCAGACGTTATCTTTGATCTGATGCCTGTGGACTATACAGGTGGGCTTCCACCACCCCTTGATCCACCAATATTTGATGGAGTTATTCCTGATCTTGTGGGAGAAGTGGGTGTACCAATTACACCTTATGATTCTTCCACTCACTTTCAGACTGGTGGGGCTGTAGAGACTTACCACATGAACGCCCCAATTGATGGGATTACTTTTGATACTGTAACCGGGATTCTCAGTGGTGCATTTAATTCAGAAATAAGTGGTTCGTTCAGAACGATACAGGGAAAAAATGATGCAGGTTCATCAACGTCTGATACTTTTGAAATTATTGGGACAATACCAGCAGAAGTAGTGGCTAGTGAAGATACATAAAACAGGACAATATAATGGACAGCACTAGCACAATTTACTATTACGAGTTCACCGGCCCAGCTTACCTTAACCTGCTTGACGGCGGGAACATGTATGGTTACGGAGTGGTTGAGATTCAACT